GCTGGCTTCTGTGGCACATATGCAACGAGCCACCAAATCCGACCACAACCCTGACCCAAAAACAGGATGCGTTAGAGGGCTTGACATTTCTGCTCGGTTATCTGACGACAAAAGGCTTTCAGCATACCTGGCAGATCAAATTAGATTATATGGGAAATCTCAAGGCCGTATCAGTTATGTAATTCATTTAGGCAAAATTGCAAGTCCGGTACTTAATTGGCGCTGGCGTAAATATAAGGGTTATTCGCCACACGATCACCATATACATATTAGTTTCAAAAAAGATCAAGACAATAACAAAGCAGAGTTTGACATCCCACTACTGAAAGGCAATTAATGAAACTATCTAAAAAACACAAAGCAGCAATTAAGTCATACTTGAGAGCTGTCGCAGCTAGTGGAATTACAGTTGCCCTAGCAATAGTGGCTGACATACATCCAGCCTATGCAACTATGCTTGGTGCGATTGTTGCGCCTATTGCCAAAGCGTTAGATCCAAAGTCAGGGAGCGAAGCTAATTACGGAATCAATGCGTCATGACCGCAAACGAATGGGTTGGCATAGCCGTTGGCGTAAGCGCCGTATCAACAAGTTTATTGCTGGGTCTGCGCTGGGTTATTAAATCCTACCTAGCAGAGTTAAAGCCTAATTCAGGCACATCAATTAAAGATCAAGTTACTAGACTTGAAGCGCGTGTTGATGATCTGTTTGTGCTAATCAGTAAGCGATAATTTCTGCTATGGCGAACACACGAAAACGCACACCACGCAAAAAGGTTAATCGGAGAGTAGTTCGCCAAACTCCTGAACCCTTATCTAAACTAGATCAATTCTATATTGCGAAGCATGAAATGTTTAGAGCTGCACGCAAGGCTGGATTTAATGAATCCTGTGCGCTTTATTTAATGGATAATCCTGAATCAATGCCGGACTGGATTGTAGGCGATAAAGGAATAATCCCAACTATTCCAACTCCAGATGAGGATGACGATTAAGCGCATAGCGTTTGTATCAGATCTCCAAGTGCCATTCTTCGATGAGAAGGCAACCAAGTCAGTCGGCCGTTTCTTAGCCAAATGGAAACCCCATCGCACTATTTGTATTGGCGATGAAATTGATTTACCTCAACTTGGGGGTTTCAACGCAGGAACTATTGATGAGATGGTTGGCAATATCCATGAGGATCGATTACTAACCCAAGAGGTATTAACTTATCTTGGCGTTACAGATGTTCTTGGCTCAAATCATGGCATAAGACTTTACCGATCAATTAAAAAAAGACTACCAAGCTTTTTAAATCTGCCCGAGATGCAGTACGAAAAATTTTTAGGTTATGACAAGTTAGGTATTAAATTCCATCCTTACGGATTAGACTGGGCTCATGGCTGGACTGCCGTTCATGGTGACGCTTTCCCGCTATCTCAAGTACCCGGCCAAACGGCCTTAAATGGGGCTAGAAGGCTTGGAAAAAGCGTGGTCTGTGGGCATACCCATAGATTGGGGGTTTCGGCCTTTACAGAGGCATCTAGAGGCCATTTAGGGCGTACTGTGTGGGGCGTTGAGGTTGGCAATTTGGTAGATTTGAGCAGTTCAGGCATGGCATATACCAGAGGCTATGCAAACTGGCAAACTGGCTTCGTTGTAGCTTATGTTCAAGACCGAAAAGTTCAGGTCATTCCAATCCCAATAAATGCAGATGGCAGCTTTATTTTTGAAGGTAAGGTTTATGGGTCTTGAAACCGATTATCAGGATAGGACGATTGATGACCATATCGATGATCTTGAGGATCTTGGCGTTATCTAATCGTTATATAACACGCCGAAAGTAAATAACCAACTGTCCTTGCTTTAAGTCATACTTTCTGTATCAGACATCCGTCTGGTATTAGGGAGCGAAATGGAAATAGTAGGATACGGATTTATCATAGGCTGTTTAATTGGAGCAGCTTTATATTTCTGGGATGAACATAGAAAGTCAGAAATTTACGATAATGGCTATTATGCCGGTAGAGCTGCTGGATGGAAGTCTTGCATAGATCATCAAGCCAAAATCCAAAAACTTAAATTAGAGCAGGTTTTTGATTATGACAAAAACTGAGGATCTCTTAAATGAAGTCATTGCTACGATCCAAGAGCGCGGAAGTGTCTATGGACATCCGTACTATAATCACAAAAGAATTGCTGGATTGTGGAGTGCATATCTTGATTTCCCAATCACACCACACCAAGCTGCTTTATGTATGGCGTTGGTCAAGGTTTCTAGGCTTACTGAAACTCCAGATCATTACGACTCAGTTAAAGACTTTATCGCCTACGGAGCTATCTATAGGACAGTGCTCGAAGCAGTCCAAGACCAAGATTTTGAATGGAAGGAATAATGTTTAACTTAGACAATTATGAAACAGTAGAATCGAGATTGGAAAAATGGCATGAGAAATACCCTGATAATCGTATCGAGACTGAACTCATTGAAGCGACTGAAAAGCGGTTCGTTGTATTCGCCAAGATCTTTAAGACTGAAGCAGATCCTAAGCCATGTGCAACTGGGCTCGCATTTGAGGTCATTACGGAGAAGGGTGTTAATAGCACATCTGCATTGGAGAATTGTGAAACTTCAGCGATTGGTCGTGCGCTCGCAAATGCTGGTTTCGCAGCTAAAGGCAAACGCGCTTCAAGAGAGGAAATGGCTAAGGTAAATAATGCCGAGCCAAATCAATACGAAAAGAAATTACAAGAAAGGCGATACGGAGCACCCGGCACTAAATCAGCAGCTATTGAGGATGCGCTTAGAGCTTCATTTGCAGTTGAGAATAAAGTCGATGATCCACAACAATGGTCTTTATCTGAAGCTGTTGATGCGATTGGTAAATCAACACCTAATCCACCGCCTGAGTGTGAACATGGCATGATCCTGAAACAGGGTGTGAGCAAGGGCGGAAAGCCGTATTATGGCTATGTTTGCAAGGGATCTAACAAAGACCACGCTATCTGGGCAAAGATGACTGCTAAAGGATCTTGGTATTTCGAGGGGGTTCAATAGTGGGCTATATTGCTTTCATAAACGGGAAGGGTATTCAAGTTGTATTGGATGATAATGGCGTGCATCTTGAGGAATCAGTTATTAAATGCGAAGCCTGCGACGATGATCGAGTCTTTAAGGATGGCACATGTTTTAGATGCCATGAATTGATTAATCGTGACTAGTTTCAAATGTAATGGCTGCGCTCGCAAGACTGAGTTTCTATGGCTTGATGCAATAGACATGCCCGATGGATTTAAGGTCTATCAATGTATGGATTGCGGATGCGTAGGCGTTAAAAATATAACTGAACAGATAGATCGAATACCGGACACAAAGATAAGTAGGTGTGCTAGTTGTGGGGCTTGGCAGTTTGAAGCTAAACCCTGTCATACTTGCTTATTGATTGGAGAATATGATGCCAACGTATGAATACAGCTGCAAAGAATGTGGCACTTATGGATCAGTTCATCGAACTTACAAAGAGGATGATGGTGGTATGAATTGTCCTAAGTGTGGCCTAGACATGACAAGGATCTACTCAACAGTAGGGTTAGTCTTTAAGGGCGAAGGATGGGCTGGTAAGACTAAGTGAAAATTGGATCTCTTTGCACAGGTTATGGGGGATTAGATCTAGCTGTTGAAACATTCTTTGATGCTCAAATGGTTTGGTGTGCTGAGAATGATAAATACGCATCTAAAGTAATTGAAGCAAGATTTAATAAACCAAATTTAGGAGATATTAAACAAATTGACTGGGCATCAATTGAACCAATAGAAATACTTACAGCTGGTTATCCATGTCAGCCTTTTAGCCATGCAGGACATAGAAAGGGAGAAAATGACGAAAGACACATTTGGCCACACATCCTTAAAGGAATTAGCATCTTACGACCAAAATACATTATCTTGGAAAATGTCAAAGGGCATCTCTCACTCGGATTTAAGGAAGTTCTCAGCGACCTTGCCCAAAATGGGTATGATGCGAAATGGCGTATTGTACGAGCTAGTGATGTCGGAGCACCGCATCAAAGGGCAAGATTATTCATTATTGCCTACTCCAACAGCGATGCATGTGAGGAATCACGACGAACCGATAGAGAAATATCAACAAAGAATAGAGGACTTCAACCAGGGAAAGACATTGGGCAAACCCGGAGCGAGCACAGGTGTAGCTGTAAGGCTGATTGCAACACCAACAACCAACATAAGCCACACAACAGGGAAATGTCGGAATTGGGGAGCGGATTTATTACACGATGTGAAATGTCTATGCAAACCGCGCCAGATACATTGGTTGATGACAAATTAAACGCTAAGTTTGTAGAGTATATGATGGGCTTACCAGATGGATGGGTAACCGATTTAGATTTATCAAGGGCTCAACAATTAAAAATGCTTGGTAATGGAGTAGTTCCACAACAGGCTTATTATGCATTGGAGTTATTACATGAGTGAGGCAGGCTATTCAGACACTTGGTTAGATGAGGATGATTACAGGATTGTGACATGCCGTCTGACCTGCGGTTTTGCTAGATGATTTGGAGTCATATGATACGCTCTAGGCAAGTATTTGCCCTAAAGGCAAAAACGCGAGCCCGTAAGGCTCAGCTCGCGAGGTGCTGGCTAGTCGGGGGAGCTCTGTTTGTTTTACAAACCTTTGCATTAGATACAGCTAAATCTCAAACCATTAAGGTTAATACATTAAAGCAAATTACATTTCATAAGATGAATTACAACTTTGAACAGTTTTACTGTTTAGATGAAATTGTATGGAAAGAATCACGATGGAACTACAAAGCCAAGAATCCTAACTCAAGTGCATTTGGTCTATTTCAAATACTCAAATCAAAAGAGAAAGATCCTGTTAAACAAATTGATTTAGGGTTGAAGTACCTAGATAGACGCTATGATGGATGTGCTTGTACTGCGCTCGCACACCATAAGCTTAAGGGATGGTATTAATGTCTAAGTCTGCAATAGGAACTAGACAATGGAATGACAAGATCAGACCACGCATACTTGCAAGGGATAACAATACTTGCTTCTATTGTGGACAATACGGAGATACAGT